CGTTTAGTCATCAGTGTCTAAGCCAGACGAAAGGACAGCAGAGCCAACAAACAAACGCCCGTAAGCGATTGGGACGGGCAAGCCCTGTTTGCTGGTGTTGACCACCCCACTGAAGCTAAAAGACTCAAGCTTGGCAGCTTCCTTGCCTCGGCTCAAAGAGGAGACCTGCGGCGCTGGTGAAATCATCTGCGCCACCCCGCTAAGCACCAAAGAAGCGCCAACCGCAGAGAGTGCCGTACCAAACGCAGCAGCGTTCAACACGGCTGTAGTTGAAACACCAATAGCAGCCTGTGCGCCAAAAATGCTAGTTGTTCCAAACAATCCCGCGCCAGGCAGCAAAAAAGAAGCAGCAATTAAACCAGCCCCAAGCAATATCTGACCAGTGCCTCGCCCCGCTCCGGCCAGCACAGGTGCAATCCTGAACACCTCGCGTTCGCTCCAAGGCAAGAACAGCCCGGTCACGTCATCGTTATGAACCACGTCTCGGCCAACGGTCACCCGATAGGCCATGCCGTCCTTTTCTTGATCCAGCATCCACTTCTGCAGACCTGGAAAATTTGCAAACAGCGCCTTTAATGCCTGCTGCGGCGTATCAGCTACAAACTCAAACCGGCCTTGCCCTAGCTGCTCTCGCAATGCGCCGTAGACCTTAACGACTTTCATGCCTTAAAGCGCAACTCACGTTTTTCAAATAATACCCGCCGAAAACGTCCCTGCTCGACAGCCTTCCTTGTATGTGGTGCAAAACCTGCTGATCTCCGATGTAGATCGCTGCGTGGTTAGGCACAGGCGAAGACAGCTGCATCAACAGCGCATCGCCCCGCTGCAGCTCTGACACTGGGATACGGCGAAAGCCCTCTTTTTCAAAGTTGTCCAGATACAAGTTTTGACCGTTCTCCCACCACTGATCACGCCGTTCATAGTTATGTAGATCCAGGCCCCACTCACGCTTGTACCAATCGCGGCAGAGTGAATAACAATCAACTAGGCCATGCACAAACTCACGCCCTACATAAGGCAGCTCAAACCCTTCTGGTTCGCAGTATCCCCACAGCTCTGTGTTTGGGTTGACGACGTACCAAGGCAGCCCGCTGTTTTCGCACGCCACACGGTCAGCCGGTGATGGGGCGTGATTTGTAACTGGGTGGCTATGAACAACGGCAATAATTTCACCACTGTCTTCCGTTTCTGCATACTCCGCAGAATCGAGCACAAAATGCTCATCTGGCGTCTCCGCCAAGTTGGTGCAGGGGAAATAACGACGCCTGCCTTTTACAACAGCGACTAGCCCGCATGACTCTTTTGGCGCTTCTTGTTTCGCGTGCTCTAGCGCAGCCTGTTTGATTGACGGTGGCAGCGTCATTGGGTCAAGCCAGCACCGGGGAACGATCCAAAAGGCAACTCAGCGGAAGCACCGAACCGTGCCTTGCAACTGCTTAGACGCTTGCCACAACGATCATCTGCGCGAGCGGTCTGAGCGTTGTCGTTGACATCAAAGAAGTCAGTGCCTGAATAGCTGCACTCTGTGCCGCGATACTCCCACTGACAAATGTTTGCGACGATTTGCCTCTTAGGAACAACCGTCCCGGCCATATCAAACTTGCTTGCCAGCTCAAAGCTCACAGCATCACGATTCTCAGATGCCTTGCGGTCGATATACCAGATTTCTTCTGGGAAACTTGCATAAGGGTCTGCCGCCGTCTCCCCATCCAAGAATTTCTTCAGCGTGCGGATACGTTTTACCTCTGCGCCCGTAAGGTCATTTCCTGGCGTAACAAGGTTTACTTCTAAAAGCAGCGCCGTAATTTCAGTGTTTAAGTTTGCGACCGTTAAGGTCGGGCGCGGCAAGCTGCCAGTGCTGGTGTACTCAAACCCTTCTGCTTTTACAGGCAGCCTGAAATAGCTGTTGCCGTTCCAAAGGATATTGCCGTCAACATCTGCATTTGCCCCGCTGTGCCAACGCACGACTGTCGTTGCGCCGTGCAGGTCGTTATCAAAATGCAGCTCAAACAGTTCGATGATTGCGCTTGGAGCAAGCTTGGCTAACTCCTCATGAATTGAGCTAATCGCCGTCCATGTAACCGTGCTATCAACGACAGTGCTGCCAATGTCTGTAGGCCACTCCGGCTCTGAACTAGCAGACGTTCCAGCGGTTGTGCAGCGAAAAACTAAGCCGCTTGGTTGCAACGCCGTGGCGCGTCGAACGTCACCAATAGAAAAAGCAGTGCTAGCGGCCCATGCAGTGAATGCCATTACGGTTCAAAGACTTGCCTAAATGTTGCCTGAATCGTAGCCCGATCTAAAAAGTTGATTGTTTTGCTCCAGTCCTCACAGACAAATTTAGAGCTAGCGGCCTCCCCTGGTGGCGTGAAATCAAACGCTTCATTATCTGCAGCCCTAGCGTCTAAAAACGTCTCGATGGTGTCTGAGTCAGTCTCTGAGACATTAAAAGTTAGGCTAAAAATTTTAGGGTTTTGGTTAAGGCCAAACGTCAGCCTCTGTTCGTAACCATCACCGAAACGCACAGTGCGCACTGATGGTGCGCTTGATTTCTGCATCCCGTAAACAGGATTGAAGTCAGGAAAAGTAGCCATCAGGTTGCCAGCAAGCCTCCAGGTCGTTTTTGTTTGATTAGCTCAGACTGAACGGCGGCACCGATCACTTTGCCGAGCTGCGATGCCCCTGAGTCGTCGCCTTGCACTTGAGACCCTGACGCATCCACATTTACTGTTACATTAGCTCCGCCCATTGCATGGTTCGGCACAACATTGCCTGACGACCTAGGCACAAATAACTCAGGGCCGCGCTCACCTACTAAGAACGATCTGTTTGGGCTAACAGGGCCACCGTTTGCTCTTGCGCCGCCAAACAGTTTTCCAAGGAATCCGCCGCCGGCACCTAATCCACTAAACGCGGTGTTGATGCCAAACTGAAGCAAAATGTTGGCGATATTTCTAAGTACGTTAGACGCAACCTCTGCCAAAGATTTAGTTCCATCTACGGCTGCGGTTAATGAATCGACAACTCCGGTTTTGATTGAATCGCCAATACTTGTGTAAAAATCTGCAAGCTCCTGCGCAGTCTGTTTTGCTTTTTCTTTTAGCTTATCCTGTTCTTTTTGTTGGCCTTTTAGTGCCTCCTCCTGGTCAATCAGTACGCCTAAAGTTTGTCGCGCTTGTTCCCTGCGCTCTGCGCCTTTGATTCCAGTGCGATCCAATATCTCGTTAATGCGTTGACGCCTCTCCTCTTCCTGTTCAGTGCCATCTAACCTCGCCTGGGAAAGCTCATTGGCTAACGCCATTTTTGTCAACACTTTGCCGAAAGCCTCATCAGCTTTTAATATTGGGTCCAAGCCGGATTGGGCGAATTTAGTAAAAGCGTCTATAGCTTCTTTTGTCTTCTTTGTCCTGCCTGAAGGTTTACTTGCTTCTTGACCGGCTAGTTGAGCTTCCAATTGTGCGCGCAAAGCAGCCAGCGCCGGGTCTTCAGCAGTAGTTTCTGCTTTAGGTGCTGCCTCTAAAACTTTGCGCCGCTCTGCTATCAATCTTTTTTGCGCTGATATTGCTGTTTGAGTAGCCATAGCAAGTTTTGTCATGCTATCCGGGGCGTTAGCACTTACCCGCCGCGTCGCTAAATCTGCGCGGTTTAGTGCCCCCGACATTCTGTCCAACTCATCGACTGTTCCTGATATAGAGGGGTTTAAACCCTCTACAGCAGTTTTTATTGAGTTCAATCCACCTTCAGATTGCAAAAGAATAGTGCTGAGTCCTTGAAAAGTTGCACTTGCTCGTTCAAGTTCCCCAGTAACTAAATCTCCTAACTTAGCCACAGCTTTGCTCGCTGCGCTTATTATTTCGTTCAGTGTGCCTAAAATACGTTTTAGCGCAGGCCCCAAAACTGTGTCTAAACCTCTCGCAACATTTCCTATATTGTTTACAATACTTGTGGTCTGAGCGCTAACAGTGCTCCCCAAATCATCTGTAGCTTGTTCGGCTGCTCCTGTGGCATTCTTTTGATTTTCTAGGCTTGTATTGAACTTAGTTAAATTATCATTAGCCAGCGGCAAAATTGTCGCTACCGCTTCAACGCTGCCGAACAACTTCGTTAAAGCAACCTCACTGCCTCCAGTTTTCTTGATAACCTCCTCTAAAAAGCCCCCAAACCCTTTAGCTTTTATAGCGGCAGAACTAAATTCAATTCCAAGTAAATCCGCAGTGTCTTTTGCCTCTTTGGTTGGTTTTATAACACTCGCAATAGCCTGACGTATCCCCGCAAAAGTGGACTCAACCGGAACGCCTGTTGCAGTAACAGCGGAAATGGCTGCGTTTAACTCCTCGACACCTACTCCAGCGGCTGCCGCAATGGGGGCAACTCGGCCAATCTGTGCGGCATATTGCGCAACAATGATCTTGCCATCATTCTGAGTTTGGATAAATCCATCGACTATTTTTGCGGCCTGGTCTGAACTAAGGCCATAGGCGTTTAAAACAGAAGTTGTCGCATCAGCAACAGTGTTTAAGTCAGAAAGTCCGCCTACAGCTCCGAAGCTCGACGCCTTCAATATGTCGGCGGCTGATGCAGCGTCGTTAAATCCTGCGGAAGCTACGTTGTAGGAGGCTGCCAGTAACTCCGTCTGGCTGACAAGACCCTTCACTTCATTACTGACGCCTAGAAGCCGCCCCCTTAGCTGTTCAGAATCAACCCCAAGCGTTCGTACTGCTGCCGCAGCTTTATCAGCTTCAGAAAACCCTTTGACAAAACGCCGTATAGCTTCTCCCGCACCAATCAAAGGCACTGCTTTCAGCGCCGCACTTAAAAGATTTATTTTTCCCGCAAAAGCGCCTGTACCGTTTGCTGCTGAACGCGCCGCGTCGCCGGTTTTGACAAACTGCCCCCCAGCATTGCGCATTCCGCCGTTTAAGGCTTCAACCGCTTTCTCTGTCTTGCGGCTCTGCTGCGTTACGCCTTTGAGCTGTTGGTTTGGCTGTTTTGCGTCAAGCTGAAGCGCAACTGATGCAATAACTCCAGCCACAGGTCAGCACCAACACTCATCACAGTCTACCGCCGCCGTTTGGCCTTTTTCATGGCCTCTTCATGCTCATCATTCAGCAGGTCAAAATAAGCAGACCAGATCAACAGCTCCTCGTAAGTCAGCTCTTTGTTGAGCTTGGCCAGTGTGTAACCAAGCTCTTTCGCAACTCCTAGCTGCAGTTTTAAGAGGTTGTCTTTTTTGAGCTGCTGTTTCAGGATTTTGGGTCTGCCGCATCCTCCTGCCCAGCAGTCAGAACCGCAATCATTAGCTTTTGCAAATCAGCGTCACGCACCTCATGCTTTAGCTCTGCCATTTCTCCCTGTTGAAACAACCGCTGCCCGCTTTCGTCCTGAGCTTTCAGGATCAAACACTGCAAAGCAAAAGCATCTGTGTCGTTGTTTGTGTTTTGCTGTGCACGTTCACGCTCTGCCATCGTCAGCGGAGCAACCCACATCTCAAAAGTTGAACCATCTGAAAGCTCAACGCTCTGCTTAATAGGCTGTAAATTTGCGGACTTCTTGAGACGATCAAGGGCACGCAATGAAGAGGAGGGCATACAAAACAGTTACTCCTTGAGATCTTAGGCATAAAAAAGGCCCCAATACAAGTGGGGCCGTTGCACGTTGTGCGGCTAATTAGCTTCTTGCGAAGTCAAAAGTTGGTGCCGCTGATGGGCGGAAACTGATCTCTACAGATTGAGGATCATCAGGGTTCACTGAGTAAGAAGCAGAGGTGAGCACTGCTTCCATCTGGATGAACGTGCTAGACGAGTCAGCAGGGTCTGAACCAGACAAAACCAAGTCGGTAAACAGCTTGAAGGTGGCACCTGCTTGCTTGCGCTGGATAACGTCCTCAATCAGGCGAGTTGCAATGGTGGTGTCATCGTCAGTAGTGAAGACAGTGCAACTTCCAGTGCCGTCCGCGAAGCCAGTGATAAAGCTTCTGAATGGAGCGGTCTGGCCCAAGGTGCCGCCGATTGCTGTCACGTCCAGCTCTTCGCGGGTTACCTCGAAAGACCAGTTGTTGATATTTCCGACTGATTGAAAGTCAGCAAAATCAATAGTGAAAGGCGTGGTGCCATCAGTTCCGTCATCAGACAGAGCCAGCTCCGAACCGCCTGCAGTAGCTGCAAAGGTAGCGATACCCGTTGAAGCTGTGTAGGTTCTGATGAAAACGTCGGTGCTAGCACTCAGGCCATTAGGCAGCGTTCCGCCAGTGCCGGTGCCAAAACTTACCTTGTCGTCAACCTTAAAATTCAGGAAAGTGCCGACGTTGATGTTGTTGCTGCCGCTGGTGACAGCCGCTGCTTTGAACGTACTTTTTGTACCAGCAGGCTTGTAATAGAGAGCGCCGGACGTACCGGACAAGACAGTAGCCATGATGTTTGAGCGGTAGTGGCTTGATCCAGCTTATTGTAAGTAAGCA